GAGGATGAGCATACGCTCATCTATGAGACCGAGACTTCAGAGAAAGCCTTTGAAGAGGAAGTCAAGTTGTCAGGTTTTGGTACCGCCCCAGTGAAAGCTGAAGGCTCTGCCATTGCCTATGACAACGCTCAGGAAGCGTTCACCGCTCGCTACAACCACGAAACCATTGCGATGGGCTTTTCGATCACCGAAGAAGCCATGGAGGACAACCTCTATGACCAGCTTTCGGCTCGTTACACCAAAGCATTGGCTCGCGGTATGGCGAACACCAAGCAGGTGAAAGCGGCTGCTTTGTTGAACAACGGTTTCACCACCTTCCAATCGGGTGATGGTGTGACGCTGTTTAACACCGCCCACCCGCTGGTATCCGGTGGCACGAACGCGAACCGCCCGACTGTGGGTGCTGACCTCAATGAGACCTCGCTCGAAGATGCGATCATTGCGATTGCTAACTTCACCGATGAGCGTGGACTCCTCATTGCGGCCCGTCCCCGCCGTCTCATTGTTCCGTCCAACTTGATGTTCGTGGCAGAGCGCCTCATGGAGACCACTCTCCGTCCGGCAACTGCCGACAACGACATCAACGCGATCCGGAACATGGGCGCGATCCCAGAAGGCTATGCGGTCAACCACTATCTGACCGACACCAACGCCTTCTTCATCATCACTGACATTCCCAACGGTATGAAGCACTTCGTGCGTACCCCGATGGCAACGTCGATGGATGGTGACTTTGACACCGGTAATGTGCGGTACAAGGCCCGTGAGCGTTACAGCTTCGGTGTCTCTGATCCGCTGGGTGTCTGGGGTTCGCCCGGTTCGACCTGATAAATCAACGCATGTTGATTGGAGAGGGGGCTTCGGCCCCCTTTCTTTTTGGATTAATATGCTGTTTAATCAAGATGTTCCGGGGTAATTTTTTAGCTCATCAGACAGACCCGGCTGACGGCATGCAGACTGATGGGCGACTTGCATGTGAGGATATTTAAATGGGTACGACTACTTTCTCTGGTCCGGTTGTCTCGGACAATGGTTTTCAGGCCGACACCCTTGTGATCGGCACCACCGTGATTACGACGGGCAATGTATCCGGTACGATTGCTGATCAAGTGGGCTATATCCCTGTCAGTGTGGATGGAACGACCAAGTACATCGCTCTCTATGGCAGCTTAACTCCGTAAGATTTTCTAGGGGGCGATTAGCCCCCTTAACCTAATGGAGATCAAGTATGCAATACGATGTGTGGGCGGTCAGTCCTGAATCTGACGATGATTATTTCTTTGAGTCGGGAACTGTTAGCGGAACCCTGAGTTTGCTGGCAAACGATCTAGGCTATAACGGAACCGGTTATCAGGTATCGATAACTTCTGACGGCGCAGATGCTGACAAAACCTTTACCGTAACCGGCGTTAAGGTGGGGGCTGTGGGCTATGATGGGGTGGTTACCGAATCGGTCACCGGCCCGAGCGCGAGCGTGGTGTATTCCACCAACTACTATACCCGTGTGGATTCTGTGGCGATCAGCGCAACCTCCACTGGGAATATTAAGGTGGGATATGGCGGAGACTTGGCATTCCCGCGCACCCGAATCAAGGGTGTCTACTTTGTCAGTAACGGCGCTTCGGGTTCTGTGGTCTTCACAGCAAAACCGAATGACACCACGATCTTGAAGTTGGCGGTTGCCAGCGGAACTTTGTCGCAGGACATGATTATCCCCGGCGAAGGGATTCTGACAACCAAGAGCAAAAATGGCGACTTCGCCATTATGACGCTCACCAACGTCACGAACGCTACGGTTGTTTGTGGCTAGTCATGTCGAAGGACAGCATCCTCAAAAGGATTGGGGTTTCGGGGTACAACAAACCTAAACGTACCCCGAACCACCCCACCAAATCCCATGTGGTGGTAGCAAGGTCCGGTGATCAAATAAAGACCATCCGATTCGGTCAACAGGGCGTTTCCGGTTCTCCAAAAAAGTCAGGAGAATCAGAGTCTTATAGGAAGCGCCGTGAATCTTTTAAAGCCCGTCATGCTAGCAACATTTCCAAAGGAAAGATGTCTGCGGCGTACTGGGCAGACAAGGTGAAGTGGTGAGCCATGGAAATGATGATATGGAATATGGTTCTCACATTGGTGGTCGGCGTGTTGGGTTTTGTGGTGAAAGAAAAGTTTGTTGAGATCAATCGTCTTGGCATTCTTCTCAACCGAACCCGAGAAGAAGTTGCCAGAGACCATGTGACCAGAGCGGAAGTTCGTGCTGATGCTCAGATGTTGTTAGATCGATTGGATCGTTTAGAGCAAAAGATTGATCGGTTAATGAGCCGTCAATTAGCGGAGCGTGATGATGGCTAAAGCCAAAAGCAAAGTGAATGAGGCAGGGAACTACACCAAGCCAGAACTTCGCAAAAGGCTGTTTAACCAGATTAAAGCATCTGCAACCCATGGAACCAAAGCCGGTCAGTGGAGTGCAAGAAAGGCCCAACTCCTTGCTAAGAAGTACAAGGAAGCGGGTGGTGGATATAAGTCATGAGAGAGTCTCAACGATCTTTAAAGGCGTGGGGCGAGCAGAATTGGAGAACCAAAAGTGGTAAGCCATCTAGTCAAACAGGTGAAAGATATTTACCAGAAGCTGCGATTAAAGCTCTTTCCCCAGCCGAGTATGACCGAACCACCGCCGCCAAAAGAAAAGGTAAAGCGAAAGGCAAGCAGTTCGTACGGCAACCCGAAAGCATTGCTGCTAAAACGCGCCGCTTCCGCCAAAAAGGTAAAGCCTAAGAGGAAAAAAAATGGCAATCTCACGCGCTAATATGAACCAGCAAATTACTAAGCCAGCTCAGAAAAAGAAGGTGGCAACGGTGATGCGAGAATTTAAAGCCGGTGAATTGCATTCTGGTGAGAACGGTCCTGTTGTAGAGAACCCGAAGCAAGCGATTGCTATTGCATTGTCAGAAGCAGGGAAAATGAAGAAAGCAAAAGGCGGACGTATTGATGGCTGCGCGGTGCGTGGTCTAACCCGAGGATAAGTTGATGAAAAAGGACAAAGCCAAGAAGGAACAGTCGGACGATTTGGTTCCCCGTTCAATGTTGCCTGATGATCCGAAAGCCTCTTTTCCAAAAGGCTATTTAGAAGGCAGGGAAAAGAAGTCCAGCAAGGTGGAAAAGAAAGCCATGGGTGGTCGCATTGATGGCTGCGCGGTTCGTGGTTTGACGAGGGCGTAACCATGATGCGAGGAATGGGATTGCTTTCCTCATTGATGGGAAAGAAAAGAATGCGTAATGGCATGGACGATGGTGAATCCAGCGTTTCTATTACCATCGAAAAAGAAATGGAAAGGCCTGATGAGATGATGGGCGGTGGTCGTATGCGTTATGCCAAAGGCGGACGCATTGATGGTTGTGCGATCAAAGGTAAAACCAAAGGTACTTATCGATAATGGCAACCAGCGGCACAGCGACGTTTAATCCGGACTTTGCGGAGATCGTAGAGGAAGCCTACGAACGTGCAGGTTTGGAATTGCGGACAGGGTATGACCTGAGAACCGCCCGTCGCTCCATGAATTTTATGGCTCAGGAATGGCAGAACCGAGGCATTAATTTGTGGACGGTCGCAACCGGTTCCCAAACTTTGACTGCGGGAACCTATACCTACACGATGCCAGCCGACACCATCGACCTGATGGAACATCAGTTGCGTATTTACGATGGGAACACCGCTCTTCAAGCTGACTACAGTTTGGCTCGTATTTCGGTATCTGATTACGCCCAGTTAAACAACAAGCTCACCCAAGGCCGTCCTCTACAAATTTATGTGGATCGCCAACGGGATGCGCCGGTTGTGTATTTGTGGCCCGTTCCCGATAACGTGCAAACTTACACCCTTGTTTATTGGTATATCCGAAGGATTCAGGATGTGGGAGCAGGCGGTGCCAACACGATGGATGTGCCTGCACGATTCTTGCCTTGTCTGGTGGCGGGGCTGGCGTACTACATTGCCATGAAGAAACCCGAATCAGCGGAACGAATTCCGTTGTTGAAATCAGAATACGAGGCGCAGTTTGAGTTGGCGGCAGGGGAGGATCGCGATAAAGCGGCTTCCCGTTTCTTGCCGTATATCTCAAGTGTGACTGGCGGGTTATGAAATGTCGCAGCCTTTCTCATCTGGCAAACATGCGATTGGTTACTGCGACCGGTGTGGGTTCCAGTACAAGTTGCATCAGTTAAAGAAGGATATCTTCGATCAGGTTTGGACTGGGAACTTGGTTTGTGAGGCATGTTTAGACGTAGACCAACCTCAGTTGCAGTTAGGTAAAATTCCGATGGATGATCCGCAGGCTTTGAGGAATGCGCGTCCAGATCAGAATTTGCCAGAAAGCAGAGATATTTACTGGGGATGGAATCCGGTGGGTGGCGCAAGGTCTTATGATGACCCCTTGACACCTAACACTTTGGTCGGCGCGGGAACGGTTGGAGCAGTGACGGTATCGACATCATGAACTATTCAGAACTGTCCAGCTTAATTCAAGAGTACGTCCAATCGACGGAAACGTCCTTTGTGGCAAACATTCCTCAGTTTGTGCAATTAGCGGAAGAGCGGATCTTTAACACCGTTCAGATTCCCGCTTTGCGTCAGAACTCGACCGCGACCGTATCGG